CCATCATTTGGGATCGATGTATATATGAACATGTTGTTGATATCTAAATGATACCGGTGTAGTGTATTTGCGTTTGAACCGCGGAAAACAGCACTTGTTTTCTTGATATTCTTTGACTACACAATCCAATTCTTTCAAGCTCTGTTGTAGCAACTGGCTGTGTGTGTCGTTTAACCAAGTGTGTTGTGTTTTGAGTGCTGTGAGTTGCTTGCACATGTCAAACTGCCACACAAATGTTTATTAATTGATGTTTATCTTGAGAAAGTGATTATAGAGGAATCGCACTGACCTACCCACAGACGTCATCTGTTGTTCTTGACTTGCGGTAGGATAGATGCGATATCTGTATCTCAATTTCATATCATAGCTATTTGTATAATCTATTCAACAGCCGCTATCCATCTAGGGCCTGAAGGCACCTGGCTTTCCGCGGCATAATTATAATGGAGCATCGTGGTGGGGAGCTCGCGCTTGATCAACATGCTAGGGCGCTTTCGCTGTCGAGCGGCGAATAAGGAGGTCTGGTCGATCGATCCCGGTGAGGTTCTTGATTAGCTGCTGGGCCTGGGCCACGGTGTTGGCACCAACGTAGTTGCCCTCATTCTCCAGTTTGTACCAGAGGATCTCCAAGCGTCGCTGGACCTCCTCGGCTGTAAGAAAGGATTCGCTCACAGCTTGTATGCCGCCAGCAGCCGCTCACCCACGCCGCTGTCTTCGTTGGACAGGCTCTCGCGCGGCACGGTGAAAAACAGCTTGGCACGGCCGTCGTGCCGAACGAAGTCCGCGGCCTCGCGCTCGCTGAATGCCACACCCAGGGCGGAGAACGGTCCGTTGTCCATCCACACCAAGGGGATGCGGCCCTCGCCGATCACCTTCGCCCAGTTGTCACCGGTGATGTCCTCGGACACTACAGGGCGGGCGTTGGCCAGCAGCCATTCTTCTTTGCTTATCGTGGTCGGGTTAACGTAAAGTCCCATGATCGCTTGCTCCTATCGCTGGTTCAGCATAGCACGATGTGGCCACCTGGCTACCAAACTGGTCTCGGATTTCCTCGTCGCTTACACCATAATCTTCTCGCACATCATGCAAGAACACAGTGCTGATGGTTTCCTCAGGAAACTCAAGACTAGGAGCCAAGGTGCGCACAAAATGTGCAATACTGATCTGATGATCAAACTCGGGAGTAAACCCATCCTTGCGAACGCCAGTGTGATGGCTTTTGCCAAACTCCAGAGCTTCCAGTGCCTGGAACCATTGCCTGCCCTGCGGCCAATAGCGCAGGCTGATTTGTCGTTTTTCCCACTGTTGCAGCGGCATTGGTGGTTACTCCTGTTTCTACATCATCAGCATAGCATGGCTACTGGCATTGTCAATGGGTTTTTCGCCAAGTGTCCATGCGCCAGTGTTGAAATTCCATGGGGCTGTGCTTGGCCAGAATGTGGTAGGCAATCAGGGCATGAGGCTCACCACGCTGCCAGCTCTGATAAAAGGCTTGAACTGCCCTATCATCGCCAGCCAGTTGGGGAACCACAACTCCCAGATCAGCAGTGACACCATCAGCATCATCCCAGCGTTGCACCTCAATGGCTGCATGGCAACCTGCATGGCCAGTCTCACTGAGACACCAGCCCTGCTCTGCTGCCATGATCTGGTAGCAGGGTAGCCAATCATCCAGGTCCCACATGTTCAGCGCACCAACCTGATGCGCAGGGGAGCAAAACCCAACAGCATGCTATCGCGCATGGCCGTCAGCATCAGCTGCCAGTCAACTTCCACAGTCTGACAAAAAATCACAAAAAGAGCAAATCCGGCCACATATTCCAGAATGCGCTTGATAGTAGTGGACTTGGGCATGTTGTGACCCTTCATGTTGCTAAACCTAGTTGATGTGTTCATATTCAGCATTATAGCACAGGTGTATGAGGTGTCAACTACTTTTTGGGCAAAACCTTCACATGCACCCTGGCCAGTCCCTTGTGTTGGAAACCCAAACGCTGAGCCACAGCCTGACTAACATCCAGTCCTCGGCCGCGAACATAGGGGCCTCTGTCGTTAACACGAGCCAAGACTTTGCGTTTGCCATGGGTGATCAACACCCTGGTGCCCAGGGGCAATGTGCGATGCGCTACTGTGAGTTTGCGATGATGGAAGATCTCGCCGCTGGCGGTGGGTCTGCCATTCCAGGCAGCACCATACCAACTGCTGGTGACTGTGGCAGCAGAGGCATCAGGTATGGCAGCAATCCAAGCAGCAGTCACAAATGCACACAACTTGTTCATGATTGTTTCCTTTGTAGACCGACAATAGCATGAAATCTCCCATTGTCAAGTGTTATTTTTGCCTGGTTATCACAGTAGTTTTGTTGTATAGACTATTTTTAAATATTTGCATGATGGAATTTTTCAAATTTGTAGGCGATGTGGGCTTTCCCATCGCAGCCGCAGGTGGTGCTGGTTATTTTGTATTTCTAACTCTCAAATTCATTCTGGCAGGAGTCACCAGCAGCATCAAGGGATTGGGTGGCATAATCATGGCCCTGGACAATCGTGTCAAGACAATGAATCATGACATTATCAGGTTGGATGTGCTCATGAGCCATACCCTAGGAGTCAAACCAGATGTCACCAGAATTGCGCGTGCCAATGGCAAAGATGACGCACGCAGAGATTGAGCAAGGAATAAATCATGGGTAGTTTGGTGGAAACCATCTTGAAAATGTTTACCAAAAGCAGCAAAGCACCAGCCACTGGCAGCAGGTCAGAGCGTGAGGCTAGGATCAAGGATAAGGCTGGCTTGGTGATCAATTTGTTTGCACTGTTGCTGGCACTCAATGCCTGGTATGGTGGCAAGCTCAGCAGTGTGATACTCAACAACACCATTGGTGCCAACAATCAGTGGAGTTGGTATCAGGCCAAAAATGTGCGTGGTGTGATTTATGAAACTGCTGCTGTGCAAACAACTGGTGCAGATCATGATAGACTGGCGGCAGAAGCCCAACGCATGAATGAAGAAAAGCGTGAAATTGCTGTGAAGGCCAGCAAACTGGAAACAGAAAGAGATGAGGCCAAACTGCGCAGTCCCTGGATTGGATATGCCAGCACTGCCTATCAATTGGCCATTGTGCTGTTGAGTGCAAGTATTCTGGCAGTGAGCATGCCCTTGTTCTGGGGCAGTTTTGCAGTGGCTGGAGCAGGACTGTTGCTGAGTTTGAATGGATTGTTTTTGTGGTTTTAATAGGAACAGAGTAAATGGATCAATTGGCAGAACTCATCAGCAAATATGGATTTCCCATTGTGGCTGCAGGTGGCATGGGATGGATGATTCACTATGTGTGGACCTGGGTCACCAAAGAAGTCAAGCCCGTGCTGAGTGAAGCCAACAGAGTATTGATTGCACTGATCGACAGGATCAGAATGTTGGACAATGATCTGATCAGACTGAGAGAGAAACTCACCATGGTTCAGGAACTCAAGCATGATCACAAGCAAGATGATCTACAAGAGGATTTGGCCAAGGTTGATGTGATTCCCACCAAGATCAGCAAACCCCTGGATGGCAAAATGCCCAGTGCCAAGAGTTCAGCCAAAGTGGATGAAAGCAGCACCCCCTGATCATTTGCTGGTGGCTCGGTATATTCCGTCCCAATCCTGGGGCAGATCCTGTGAGTTCATGTGCTGACATCTTTCAATCCAGATTTGATAATATAGATCCATTTGTTGATCAAATTCGCCCATGAGTTGATCACACATTTCCCTAGCTTGTGTAAATTTTTGATTTCTATACAAGTGCATCATGAGATTGTGTTTGTTTCGGGCCAGATGATATTGAGGCATGTGTTGCCTGGGAGTCTTAAGCAAGGGCGTATAAATGTTCAGTCCCACAGTTTTGCCTTTGACTGCAATGCAATCCAGTTCCAGACAAAAGAAATCATCTTTGACTGCCTGGTAGGTATCAGGCCCCAGAATCACCAGAACTCCATACCCCTTGGTTTGACTTTCCAGTCTGCTGGCCACACTCACTGGATCACCCAGCACATCATATCCCATCTTACCCTGGCTGCCAATGTTGCCCACCAATATTTTGCCAGTGTTGACTCCTGCGCCCATGCCCACTTGAGGCTTGCCACTGGCTACAAGTTTTTGATTGAACTGGTGCACAGCTTGTATCATTTCAATTGTGGTTTTCACAGCATGATAGGCATGTCTTTGATCATCCAAGGGGGCACCATGAATGTGCAAACTGGCATCACCAATAAACTTGATCAGACAACCATTGTTGTCAAACACTGGTTGTGCAATGGCTGTCATGTATTCATTCATGATGGCAGTAAAGCCTTCCACGTCCTGGTCATATTTTTCTCCCAAGCCAGTGAAGTTTCTCATGTCTGTCATCACTGCTGTGAGCATTTTTTCCTCGCCACCCAATTTTATCAGTTCTGGATTTTTCTGCAAGCGTTCCACAATCACAGGACTCACATAACTGCCAAATTGCCGTTTGATCTGTTGTTTGAGAAAGAATTCAGTCAGGAATTTCACAACATACACATGCAATCCCACACAAATCAATACCAGTGCAGGAAAGGTGACATCTATCAGGACACTGGCTGTGGCATACAGCCACATGCTGCCAGAGATACTGCCTGCCAACAACACAATCATGCTAGCTATGCCCACATACAACCATCTGCTCAGCACAATCAGCAATGCTGCTGCTATTATACTCAGGAGTATTTCTGCTGCATCAGCATAATCAGGCCTATCAATGGACACTTGGTTGAGCAGTGTGGCAATCACAGTTGCCTGAACATCCTGTGGAAATTTAGCGCCCATGCTGGTGGCCACTGGATTGGCCACGGCTGTGGCACTGGCGCCCACTATCACAACTGCCCCTTCAAAATCCTCAGGCAGATTCATCATGCTGGCAGTGCGGTAGCCCTGGCTCCAGTCAATCCAGATCCTGCCCAGACTGTCAGTGTTGATGGGTCCAAAGCGAGGTATTCTCAAGGCTTCAACTCCCTGTGCATTTAGTTTGACCTGGAATGATCGGTCCAGAGCCAGTATGCGCAAGGTTTCCAAGCTCACATGGGGATAAAGATTTTGATTTATGCTTACAACCAGGGGCACACGACGATTTACACCATCCAATTCAGGCAGCTGATTGGCAATGCCCACTGCGGCTGCTGACTGCTCCAATCTGGCTATATTGGCAATGATGCCAGGATAGCCATGAATGCGATCCAGGTAATCATCATTTATCACCACTGCCCCTGGTTTCCTGGCTGTGTTTTTGTTGTGATTGCCAGGCACACTCACCAAAATAGTGGGCAACTGTTTGAGCACCTGTTCTAATTGAACATCCTGTGCCTGTCTGTCCTCTTCACTCATGAGCACACCAAACACAACCAAACCTGCATTTCTTTCATACAACTGTTGTATTAGATCTGCATACACACCCCTGGCAAATGGCCACTGTCCATGATGATCTATGGCTGCTTCATCTATGTTCACCACCCACAGATTGTTTTGTGTAGTGGGTTTGCTGGTGATAAGAGTATCAAAATATCTCAATCTCACACTTTCCACAAAACTGGGATCCCAGATTCTCATGCCCAAGAGTAGTGCCAGGGTCAACAAACAGCCCAGCACATGAGTGAATATTTTTTTGAGTTTGTTCATTGATTGATCCTCACTGCGCAACCAGCCAACACAATACAGGTTTGCTGTATTTCTATGTTTTGGCTGGTACTGCTGGTTTGATTGAGTTCTATGGTGACGGCGCCACCATTGTTCACAGCTTGCACCCTGGCAGCATGAGGCATGTTGCCACTTTGGGTGACTGTGATGTTGTTGAGGCCACCTTGTGCTTGACTGTCCAAATAATGAGTTCCATTGCCAGTTTGTTGCAAGGCCACGATGTTACTGTCACCATTTAGGGTCTGGAACGCAGTTTTGGTGCCATCTTGAGTTTGACTGATTCTCACTGTGTTGTTGCTGCCTGTGACTGTGGTTTCCGCATAATGACCACTGTTGGTTTGACCCTGATTGTTCTGCAAAACTGTATGCATATTGTTGTTGCCAGTTGTGCTGGTTCTGGCATAATGTCCGCCGCTGTCAGATGCCAATGCTTGCCCAGCAGACGTGGTGCCCTGCAACACCTGCACCTGATTGCTGTTGCCAGTGATGTGCAGATCCACTCGTTTCGCTGTGGCACCATTTTGCAGGATGGTCACTGTGTTGCTGTCTCCATTGATCACAGCATTTTGATCTGTGGTGCCTCTCACCAAGTTGTTGCCTGCCATTTGTTCAATGTGAACCATGTTGTTGCTGCCCAGTTGACTCACATACACTCCTGAAGATTGCAGGGATTGTTCTTGTTTTCTTGTGAGTATTCTCACTGATTGTTCAGTTGTGGGTTTCACAGGACTCACAGTGCTCCAGGCACTGCTGGGCACAATCACAATGCCACTGCCAATGTTCCAGTTCAATTGCATGACTGCACCTCCACCATTCTCATACCACCATATTTCCACTGGATAATATTGTCCGCCCTGCAGAGTGATGGTGCCTGACCCATTGTAATAGCTGGGCCCCTGCTCTTGCCAGTTGTTGATCACCACACTGTTGTTGACGGTGAGATGGAATCCGTCATCAGATCTATCATAAAAAGTCACTGATTGTGCTCCAGCACCAGGCCAAAGCACATATCCTGTGATGTGAATGATTACTCTGTCGGTTCTGCCACTGTTGAGAATGCTGCCTCCACCAAAATCATAATTGAGTGTGGGAAGGGTACCTGAAGCCAATTGCGCAGTGCATGTGGTGCATCTGCTGGGAGTGGCACCAGTGCCTGCATAAATCACATAATTTAATCCAGCATCTGCTGATGCACAGTCTGGAAACACCAACAACACAAGGAATATTATCAAAAACTTCATGGACTTGGTCTTATGATAAATGTGTTTCCGCCCACAGTGCCCACCTGTGTGGTGGCATTGTCACCATTGTGACTGATGGTGACATTTCCTGTGCTGCCATCCAAAAATCTCACAAAACTTTGTCCATATCCAGGTGTGGCTCTGCTGGCTGTGGTGGCGCCGGTGGCGGTGGTTTCCACCACAATAGGCACCGCTGTGCTTTTGTTCACAACTGATTCTTTCATTATCAGTTGTGAGGGCACATCAGAAGTATTGGGATTGTGCACAGGTTTGCTGGAAACCACAAGGGCATCCTGGTTAGCTTCTTGAGAACCAGACGCTGAGGATTTGGCTAATCCTTTCAATCCTGGTGGGGGAACAACAATCATGAGATTGTTTATATTACTTTCCGAGACCTGAATTCTGCTGGGAGGTGTTGGCGGAGTGTGGGCATTGGTAACTGTGGTTGCTGTAAATGGCTGGTCCAGTTCCACCATACCTGCTGGATTGCTCACTTGTATTTTGCCTGTTCTGCAAACACCAGCCTGATCACAACTGGGAACCAATACAACAAAACTTTCTCCTGATTCAGCCACAGTCATGAAAAAATCTGTGCCTCTCACAGCAATACTGGCTGTGGGAGTTTGTAAATCCACTTTCTGCTGATTGATTTTGGCTATCTGGCCACTGGCATATCTCACTGTGCCCATGCCCACTCTGAGAGTGACTTTGCTGTTGTCTCCTTGTCTGGGATCATACACATATTCATCAATAACCAATCTGCTCTGCTCAGTGATGCTGATCTTGGTGTTGTCCACAAACCTGAGTTTGGCGCTGCCGTTTTGAGTGACAATCACATCCATGTTGGCCAGGGATGTGTTCACAGCAGCTTCCAGCAAATTACCAGATCTCTCGATGTTGCCAGGAGATCCAGTAATTTCTGTTATATTTCCAATGGGATTAGCACTAGCAGCAAAACCTATTACAACAAATGCTAGAGCAGCTAGCAAAAGTTGCATGATATCAGTTGCCGGTTCTTACAGTAAATGTATTACTGGTTCCATTCACATTCAAGTTTACAGTTGTTGCATTGCTGCCTGATTGCACAGTTGTAATATTGTTGCTGCTGCCTGTGATGTTCATGGCCAGAATATGACCAGTTCCAGCAACACCAGCTAGTGTGTTTGTGACAGTGTTGTTGTCACCATTCAGTGTGGCAGCAACATTGGCATTGCTGCTTTCCACAACAGTGGTGATTGCGTTGGTGTTGCCAGTCACCACTGTATTGGTTCTATTGGCAGTGCCAATCACAGTGGTGCTGATCATGTTGGCATTGCCTGTGATGGTTTCTGTTATGCTGCTGTTGCTGCAACTGCCAGTGGCAGTGACACCAATACCACCACATTTGGTTGTGGTTGTGTTGCTGTTGCCGTTGACGGTGCTAGTATATGTGTTGGTATCACCTACAACAGCATATTGTGCCTGGTTGGTGGTGCCAGTCTGTCTCACAGTGATGGTGGCGCTGTTGCCTGACACACTGCTGGCCCTGTCAGTGCCAGAGCCCACCTTGTTGGCTGTGCCCACTTGTTCGATTGTTGTGGTTGAATTGTTACCCAGTTGATCCAGATAAACTTCATTTGCCTCACTGGTGCTGGCAATCATACAAACACCCATGAGGGCCAGTAGTATAGCAGTTTTATTCATTTGATTGCTCCTTGAATTCGTGTGTCAAAATCCCAATGACCTTTGTTGGCACCCTCTTTTATCAATTGAATCACAGCAGCTTCAATGGCAATTTGTATGGCCTGATTGCGACTTTCGTTTATGCTGGCTCCAATTTCCGCCTCCACAGCTCGGGTACCCGCATCTATGAATCTCAACACACCAGCATTGTCCATGTAACTCATGATGGTTTTGGTGACTGTGACATTCACCAAAACTTCTCCGCTGCTGGTGCTCACTGCTCGCAAATTGATGGTGACTGTGTCCTGTCTGTACTGAGTATTGCCTCCAATACCCAAAAATCTTGCACCCATTCCACCTGTTTGAGTGTTGTTGTCATACCCTATGATTCCACCTTCCATGAGCAAGCCTGCAAACAACAGTGGAGGCACAGGCTGTGCATTGGCTCCCTGGTAGAGTTCTCTCATCTGACGGATCAGTTGTCTTTCCTTGATCAAACTTTCAATGCCCACACGTTCAATCACCCTGAACCATCTACGGTTGCCCACCTCTGTGAGAGCTTGCATGAGATAGGCTTCGGCTCCCTGAGTAACAGCACTGCTGAAGCTGGCAACTCCTAGAGTATCTTTGCGTTGACCAGTTTTGTCCTGAAAATTATACACAGCCACAGTGATGGGACCACCTCTGGGTGGCAACAGTTGATTTTCATTGAGAGAATAAAATTTACTACTGCTGATAGCAGGAGGTTTGGTAATGTCGTGATCAGTTACTGTGGCAATTGTAGCTACAGTTGCACATGCAGAAATCCAGGGTAATACAATAGCCAATTTGATCCATGATTTTGCCATTCAAAATGCAATACTCCCAATGGGAAGGATAACCCGGGTGGTACTACCATAGGTATCCACAACTGTGAGATTTATGTCATTGCCCACTCTTGCATAGGCAATCACATTGCCGCCCAAGCTGATACTGCCACTGTTGCTGGGATTTTCACCAAAAATTGCCTCGCTGAGCCTTTTGGCCAATTGCTGATAAACTATACTTTGCAAATTGCCCACAAATTGGTTTACAGGATTGGTGAGTCTGGCTCTTTCCTGAGCTGCCAATTCCTGTGCCTGTTTGTCTTTTTGCTTTTGCTGGCCCTGGATCTGCAATTGCTCAATAGTCAGCACATGGCTGCTATAGCCTACACCTGTGAAGCTGGGACTATTGAAACTGTGTACCAGTTCACCTGCCTGAGCAGCACTGGTGATCACAAGGGCTAGAATATAAACCCACAGTCGCATGCAATATTTCCTTGAAGACCAATTTCTTCGTGGAAATATTTACATGCAACTGCAAGTTGTTATCTAGTTGATAAGTACTGTTGCCTAGAAGGCAAAGAACTGGGGATCCATTTCAATTGCCACAGGCGACACTGGCTTGTAGCCCTGATGAGCAATCACTTTGTTGCTGTCTACAGGTTTGCGACCAGGTCCCAGACTCCAGGTGATGTGATACACACTGCCATCAGGCCTGCTGGTGCTGCCATCAATCATGAGCACCAGTGCCTGAACACCCATGAGGTCATCCACAGTGCCCACAACTTGAGCTTGTGTGGCTGTGGGCAGGGGATATTTGTCATCCACGCCAAACTTCAGTGTGCAGTGGTGTGCAATCACTCGTTCATAAACAGGAGGGAACAGTTCCAGCAGTTTGTCCCTAGTTTGTTCATCCAGGCTCCAGCCCACATATCCTTTAGTCATTTGCTACTCCATATTTTTTCAGCTCACGATGATTGAGCTGGCGCTTGGTGGCACAATACACAGGATCTCCCCACGCATGTGTTCGGGTGGTGAGGTTGTAGGTGCTGTTCTCACCAGCACGGCTCACAGTGGCTTCCAGGATCACATCATAGGCGGTTCCGCCCTCAGTGATCTCATAAACCTTGCCAGTGATCTTGTCCACACGGCTAACCTTGATTACGGGCGGAATAGGTTTCACTTCCACCACATACCAGATGCCTTCCTTTTTGCGCAGTTGTGTGCTGTCAGGCAAGGTGCGCTGGTGGGCCAGTCGTGCAGCCTTTTGTTCCTGCTCATAGGTGCGCCACCTGTTTATCCAGGGTCTGTAGTGAGGGTTCACCTCCAGCCTGCCAGTTTCAGGATGCACATAAAACCGTCTGCTGGTGTGCTCCAACAGCCTCACACCATAGCTGGTGATGTAAACTTCACCATCACGCATGAGAGTGTGGATTTCCACAAAATCATGGAGATGATCTCTCACATGCTGTTGTACAGGATTGTCAGCCCGGAGATTTTCGCTGATTTCGCTGTAGACATCGTTCCAAAACTTGCCCACGCGGCTGTTGAGAAACCTCAACAGAGGTGCCAGATTTTCGTTTAGTTGCTTTTCCACATGTTGGGAGACATAAGGCTTTCTCATGCCCTCTTTGCTGAGCATGTAGTCAGGATCCTGGGCACGACCAGGGCGAGGGCAGCATATCTTTCAACTTTTCTAGTTTTCCCTCTATGTCTTCTACAAGATCCATAGCCATGTTTATTTGGATTTCCAATTTTTGGCCAGGATCCATTTTGGAAAACTTGGGTATAACAACATCTCGACCAGGCTTGTTGTTGCTGGCTTTGCTAGATGGTGCTTTGGAGCCTGGTTTTGTTGGATTGAGAATTGGAAGTGGTTTGGGACCTTTGGCCATGAGACTACACCATGATTTATGCTATGTTGCAGTTATTTACCAAATAATCAGCTGGTTAGTCTAGTTCCCAGTATTCATGGGCCAATGAGCCATATTTTTCCCGGTTGAGTGCATAATACAAGCCATGTATATACACTTCCAGTTCATCCTCCATGGCCACAGCTAAATTTGTATTTGTGGGCTCATATTTGTCCACAAATGCCTCATGCGACATATAATCTCTTATATTGGGATTGACTAATTCATCAGGAATTACTATAGCACTATTGCTGTCTTGTACCAATTGCAGTTGGCGTGCTATATGTGTGATCACTGTGATCCTCGCCATAGCTTCCAAAGATTGAACAATCTCTTTGCGGTTATTGGGCAGAGTATTGTATAGATCAGTTGTCTGAAATTGCTTGATCCATTCAGCCACTTTGGCTCTGTAAATATTTGTTTTGTTCTGATCTACGCCCACATCCTCAGGGAACACCAGGGTAACATCATGTTTATTAGTGTATGTGAATGAACTTTTGCCATAGATGGGGAATATCAGATAAATTTTGTTGCCAAATTGTTCTGCTAGCCTATCATCTGTTGTGGCAAAGATGCTGTTGCTGCGCAGTGCAGTCATGCCACTTTTGCGTAACATGTCATCAAACAATTGTGCAGCTTCTTTGTTGCTGTCTTTGGGTTTCCTAGCCAACCAACTCCTGCCCAAAAAGGCATCTGGGCCCGTGCCGCCTCGCAACAGGAATTGGTTGGTTTCCTGCACAACACGGATGTATTCAGCACAATCTTCGCTGATTTTCTGGAATAGGTTTTTAGTGCTGCCTGTGATTCTTATGGTTTGTTTGCTGCCAGGCTCTAGAGTATCTGGTTTTAACTTGGCAAGTGATATGGGGTTATTTTTGGGTTTACCAACATTATCAACATCTTCACACAGCAAATCTCTGGCTTTCATATATGCAACTCCCGGGCTGCACATATTTAGGTGTAGGTTAGTTGCCAGGCCATCTGTTGTGACTGATTGGGAAACTGTATGTGTATTATTTGTTGATCATACCTGATTTCAGCATGTGCTCCCCAGTGGGAATTCAAGAACTGATTGACATACTTCCAATTTGTATGTTCCAAATTGTTGATCATGTTGATCCAAGCATGGGTATAATGAGATTGACGGTCATGCAACTCATGGAAAGTAACAGTTATGTTGTAGGGCAAGTTGTCGGGCACTAGTGATCCTCATAAATTCCGCACAGGCCCAGTTCTTGCAGTTTTTCCACAGTCATACCAGGCAGCGTGTATTTACAACTTACCCCACCTGGACCTTTCATATAAACATCAAATGGATCCACTTCTTGTGGTGGACCCATCAGGAAGATTTTGCCTGGGTCCTTGTCATGATACTCCATGAGTAGTATCCATGCTGACTCTAGGGTACAATTGGTTCGCCATGTCATTTGTTATAGCCTGTAAACAACTGCATCCAATTGTTGATGTTTTTGTTCATGCTGTCCCACAAATAGCGGCTGTTGACTGTTACTGTTTGTTTGACAACAGTTATATTTGGCATGTTATTCATGCTGCCAGGCATCCTGAGATTGTGTTTGCAGCTTGTGAATGATCCAATCCAGGGTCATGATCTTGGTAAGCTGGCCCAGTCTGGGACCATCCTCCTGATGCAGGATCATCTGGTAGAGCACTCTGAACCACCAACGCAGCTCTGAGAGAAAGTGCAGCTTGCCAGCCTCATAGAACACACTCTGAATCTCTTCTTCAGTGTTGTCATCACACATGTGATCCAGTTGAGATACCAACTGGTTGATACACTCACGCAAGAGCATGCTGCGAGCACGGATATCATCCAGCGGCATATCTTCAGGAACCAAGCCACGCACATACAAAAATGCAGCCAACGGATCACTTGTCACAACACAATTCCTATACTATATCACAAGTGAGCATATAGCTTATGCTCACTTGTGTCAAGCTGTTTAGGGCTTGCCCGTTTGAGTAGAGGTGGTTTGCTTCTTGATCTCACGTGTTTCTTTTTCCATCCAGGCAGTGAGCAGCTCGATGCCAGGATCAACCACTGAGTTCACCCTGGGATGGTTGAGAACCTTCTCACCCATTTCGCTGGCAGTAATCAACAGCACTGTCTGACGGGTGGGTGTGATTGAGGCAATACTGCCTGCCAAAACAAACAACCCTGTGAATCCCCAAAACCAACGCCAAGCTTTGGTGCGCATGCTCCTGCGGAAGACCAGGTCATCCCCCTTGAGCTTATCGCTAAATCTATCAGTTTCATCGTGCATTACCAGCCAAACAACCATACACACCACGGCCAGGATGCCAAACATCACAGCAAGAAACGTGAGGAAATTGCCCACACTGCCTGTGACACCTGCCAGATAGATCAAAAAGCTGAGACTGTTCATAACTATGTCTTCCTATATTGAGATAAACTGTTTATGAGTGCATAATAGCAAAATTCACTATTAAGTCAATAAGTGTGCAGTTCGCGGATCTGAACCATCCCAACTGCTCTAAACGCTTGAAAGGAGCATTCAGCATGATATATTATATAATATATGAAACTACCAATCAAATCAATGGAAAAAAATATAGAGGCGCACATGTCTGTGAAGACCTAAATTATGGGTACCTAGGCAGTGGTACTAACCTCAAACAGGCTATGCGCAAATATGGCAAGCATCAATTCTCCAGAGAAATAATATACATGGCCTTTGATTATGATGCTATGTGGGCAGCAGAGGCTATATTTGTAGATCAAGACTGGATTAGTAGGCCAGACGTATACAATATAAGTTTGGGCGGAAGAGGATCCAGAGGATTTCAACGTCAGATAACAGATGAACAGCGCCAACAAAGGTCTCTTGAAGCCAAAGCCAGATGGTTAAGACCAGATTATAGACAAAAGAATTGTGCATCACAAAGGAGGAAGGCACCTCCTTCTCCTGAGGCAAGGCTCATCTTGAGCCTTGCCGGCAAGGGTATTGCCAACAGCACAGAACATAATGAGAACATCTCAAAAGGGCTTAAACAATTGTTCACCAATCCGGATGCACGATTGAAGAGAAGTGAACAGTCAACCAAATGCAATGCAAGGCCGGAAGTAAGGCACAAAATTGCGCAAGCTTTGACGGGGATAAAAAGAAGTGACGCAACAAGACAGAAGAGTAGATCAGCAGCTCAAAAGAGAGTTCAAAATCCCGAATACCTGGAGGCACAACGTATATCACAAACCAAGAGGTGGCAAGAATGTCCTGCCACCTGGTGGAACAATGGAATCAAAAACATCCGTAGTGTGGATAAACCAGGAGAGGAGTTTCAACCAGGTCGCATATCCTTTGGTACTTGGTGGACTAACGGTCAAAAAAGTGTCATGAGTATAGAATGTCCGGGAGATGGTTGGTCTCCCGGACGCAGGATAAACAAGGGTATTTGATGTCTTCCAAAAACTGAGCACTCATGAGTAATACTTGTTCAAGGTGTTCAGTGGAGACTTCCACTCCCTGACTCTTGGCCAAGCTTCGAGCCAGTCTGATGGAATTCTTAATTTGCCGCCCATTAATCTCATGAACGCACAGTTTGTCCACATCAATATTTGTGGGCATACCAGATGCTGAGAGTAGGTTCTGCCATACCTGACGTCGGTTAAGAGGTGTCAACTTGTCGTATTTGAGCGCAACACTGATTCTGCTATAAAATGCAGGATCAAATTCAGTAACCCGGTTTGTGGTGAGGAACATCACATCCTGATGGTATTCAGTCAACCTCAAAAATACACTGACGCAACTGTTGCGCATAATATCACCATGTCCGCGCTTCTCCAGGAAGATGTCAGCCTCGTCGATGAGGATCACAGCATTCCAGATCTGAGCCACATCCAGGATCTGACGCAGGCTCTTCTCCAGCTGAGCAGTGTCTGTGCCCAGCTCGCCTACTGCCACGCTGTAGAGCGGACGCTGGAGCAGTTCGCTCACACTTTCTGCTGTGAGGGTCTTGCCCACACCAGGATCACCATGCAACAGGAAGATGCAACCACCGCCCTTGCCGCTGATGATATCGCTGAACCCGCCACTGTTGTCTTCCACCAGGGCACGGATCATGGCCTTCTTCTCAGGATCCATCACCAGCTGATCATATGCCTCCGTGCGGAACTCAATGTCAGTTATGTCACTCACTGCAAAACGTCCCCACTGCTTGGCCATGAAGCTGAAGCCCTGAACGTAAGGGTCAGTCATCCACAGCTGATCTGCAGGAATGGTGGCCATGGTGTTGTTTTCGCTGTTGCGTCGCATGCGGCCACCATCCTGGAACTGATCGTAGGTGGTGAGGTCCACCATGATGCGGCCAGTGGCACGCATGGGCGTCCAATACGACCACTTCTTGACATCCATGTGACCAGTGAACTGCTTGTAGTGGCTGCCCACTGCCAGCTTTTCATACGCTGCACCACGCTGGGCAAGCTCTCGCTTCTGTGCCTCGGTGATCAGTGTGATGTTGAGGCTGTTGATGTCCTTGACGCCCTTGAAGGCATCCACCTGAGCACTGTCACGAGCAATGCCAAACTTGTTGCCAGTGCAGGTGATGTATTCGTATTCCACTTCCAGGTAGGTGCCAAAAAAGCTGGAGCGATAGGTGACATCACAGATGCGAGCACCCTGCAGATGATTGCCATGGATCACAATCTCCTTGCCAGGAGACAGCAGCATGCGCAGGCCTGCAAAGTTCAGCACACCACGGGTCACCATGTTGTTCACCTGCTCCAAGTACTGCTGATTTTCAGCGCGCACCAGGTTCACCAGGTCTCGCAGACCAGGAGTGCGACTGTTGTGTTGCAGCTCATGTTCCAGACTGGAGAGCTCATAGAACAGATCTGCAATGCTCACAACAGGTTCGCGATCATACAGGTTGGGGATCTCACGAGTGCAATCTCGAAGAGCAGTAATCAATCGGTCGTTCTTGAGTTCAACCATCTTTTCACCACCATCTTCTGTGGTTACCAGATTGTAGGCGCGTGTAGCAGCGGTTTTGGCAGACTTGGCGGTCTTGGCAGACTTGATTTCCATGGGAACAGTCTCTAGTGTTACAGTCTTGGTCACTTTGTAGGTCCTTGTTGGATTGCTAATATGTGTATGATAACACCCAGCCTGGGTGACACCCAGGCTGGGTGTGTCAACAGTTTTTACTTGCCAAACTGAGAGTTGAGCAGTGCAGTATCTTCAGGACGGCTGCAGACACCCAGGCTGGTGCTGCTACCATGGGCCTCAAAATGCACTTCACCGTCTGTGTTCACAGTGATGTTGACAAATCCAGCACCCAGCACATGGCCCAGATTGGCAGCCATTTGAGCATGACTGACCCAGGTAGGGAACATCACGCATGTGTCTGCAAGATCAGTCTCATAGACAATATATTTGATCATTCTGTTCATCTCAGTGGTTCCTTATTGTGTGCTAATACTAGCACACAATCCCACTATGTCAAGTGGGACCCACAATATCGCCCTGTTGGGTGGGGAATCTGGTGACATTGAGACTGTCCAAATGCTCCTGATAGGCATCTCTACCACCTTCTTGCATCCAGGCTGAATAACTCCATTCATACATCTGATACTGATCAGGCAGCAAACTCATGCCCTGATTATCTTCAAAGGTTTGACTGTATTCTGCAAGCCTGGGATCATCGGCACCTGAAAACCTCACATGAAAAAAGCCAGTATGGGCTTCACAGAAATGCACAGTTTGCACTTCCTGTACAATTAGATTGCGAGTTTGAAACCATTCCATTTGACGCATGAGGTTATCACTATCAAAATTCAGGTCTCTGATGAAATATTGCACAAAATATTGGTTTTTCTGAGCGTCACTCAGAATTTGTTCTGCATAGGGAAGACTCACAGTCAAAATCTCCTGTAGGGGTTGTTGTAATATCCTGGATTGTATCTGGGATACATAGGAATAGGTCTGGGTGGAGGCACATACACTCTGGGAGGTGGCACAACATACACTGGTGGAGGCACATACACTCTGGGAGGTGGCACAACATACACTGGTGGAGGCACATACACTCTGGGCACAGGTGCCACATAGCCCACGCATGCTGACATCATCAGCAATGACAACAGTGCAACCGCACGCATCATGAGGTGATGCCAGTGCTGCCAAATCCCCCTGTTCGGCTGGTACGTGCTTCTGGCTTGGTGGCAGTTTCTTCCACAATCATCTGTTGCACAGGCACCAGTTCACACTGAGCAATTCTGTCACCATGTTTGATTTCAAAACTCATTTCTGTATTGTTTACCAAGGCAACAAATGTTTCATGGTAATAGTCGCTGTCAATCACACCTTGACAATTGATGAGGTTGATGCCCGTTTTCACACTTAATCCGCTTCTGGGATGAATTCTCAGACTATATCCCTCTGGAATCTCAAAAATCAAGCCAGTGGGCACCAGCATTCTATGACCACCCCACAGTTCGATTTTTTGATTGCTCACTCTGCTGCTGGCGTTTTCATTATATTGATTAAAGATCTTGACCCATTCATTATCAGTCAAACATGCACTGATATCCCAACAGGCTGCCTGTTCAGTTGCTCTTGTGGGCAGAACAGCATGTGGTTGGGTCTTGTAGATCTTGAGAGTGGGTGTCATGATTGTTCTCCCTGGGGTTCAATTTCCACACGCAGGGGATGACCATTGGCCCTGGCTGTGGCCACAGTTTCATCACGCTTGGCAGCAGCCACTTCATACGTGTAGGTGGCCACTGGTGCTCTGCCCTTTTGGTGAATCAAATGTGTGATTTCTGTTGCTTGATCCAGATCTTTGTTGAAAAATTGCATGAGGATCAGCACAACAAACTCAAAATAGGTTTTGTTGTCGTTGTAAAAAATAACATCAAACATGCTGGGAGGCTGCACCTTGGTGGTGGTTTTCTCTACAGTTTGTGTTGTTGATTGACTATTACTCACGGGTTGTCTCCTGCTAGGCTAATGATAATCGTGTGAGCTGATTATGTCAAATGTGGTTGTATGGCTTGCCAGATTGTGTCCACAGCTGGCTCACCACCCACAATGCTGCTGTAGGGAATATCATAGATGTCCAGCAAATTTCTCACCAGGGTGTCAAATTCTCTAGCCTCGTGTTCATCCTGATTTCTGCCCACTGGATTGTAGGCAAAGTTCCTGGTCAACAGAAAATTTATGTTGTGGTATCTGTTGAAAACTTCCATGACCAGGTTGCTGAAATTGTCTCCCAGCGTGTTGGGTTTCACATAAACCAGGCCCAGGGGGATGGGACTGTCAGTGATCACCCAATCAAGATTGTGTTCCACCAACCTGGCTATGCGCCTCTGCTGTTTGGCAAACACATAGATCTGATCTTCCAAGATGTTGTATCGTCGTTCCCAGGTGAGGTCCTTGGCATATTCCTGAATTAACTCACACTCAATACCCACTGATTTCATGTGATAAAACAGCCCAGCCGCATTGGTACTCTTGCCAGTTCCGGGACCTCCAAAAATATTCAATACTTTCATTTGTTGTTTCCCTGTTTGTATCACAACTGTAAACTGAATGTCACAGTCAAGTCAAAGAAAAGGAGGAGGATTTGCATCCTCCCCTTGCATGGCTCAGGATCAGCCTTGTATGGCTGGTGAGGCAAGTGCATTGCCAATGGCAATTTTGCGTGGCTTGAGAGCTTCGGGAATTTCCTTGCGGAAATTGATGGTCAAGACCCCGTTGTTGAGATCACTGTCAGTCACATACACATATTGATCCAGGTAGAAGATTCTGGTGAAGTTTCTGCCTGCGATGCCCTTGTGCAGGAAGGTCCTGGCATCATCCTTTTGTACTCTGCCTGTGACAGTGAGCACACCATCATGTTCTGTGATGTCCAAATCTTCAGCACTGTATCCTGCCACAGCCATGCTGAGGCGGAATTCAGTGTCGCTGATCTTTTCTAGATCATATGGGGGAAAGCCCTGATTGCTGTTGTGGCGGATGTGATCCAGAACACGGAAAGTGGGTTCATATCCCACTGCGAACCTGTTGAGGTCACGCATGAGTTCATCCAGATACTTGTCGAGTGAAAGTGTCGCTGTACGCATGTTGATTCTCCTTGATAAAGCGAGATTTATATGTGAGCCCTCATTAGGCACTCACTGTGAACACTATGTTCACATGAATTATTTACATAATCTAGTCTACAAAGTCAATCTAGGCTGAGTAAATTTCCCCAAACCATTTCAAAAATGCTGGAATCCTGATCAAACATGCGAATTTCCCATTTGTGGAATTTTTGATTGTGGATACTGTTGCTTTTGAGTTGCCTATTTGCCCAGGCAACACTGTTGTTGCCATAACCACCTGCAATTATTTGATCAGTTATCTTGATGAATATAAAGTTGTGTGTGCAGTGATTGCTCAACCATCCCCCCATGGTTTCCTGTTGTTTGGCTGTGAGCGGTTCTGTGAATTCATAGGTGACGTCAAAAACTCCCTGAGGATCGGTCTTATACAACGGAGGCCAAGTATTCATGCCAATAATTATGCACAAAAGATTGTTAGGTCAACTATAAATAAACACATGAGATACGATGTTTTGCAATCCCCAGTTATTCAAGAAGGTGTTCACGATGTGGGCATTTTCAAGGCAGTGTTCATGGCTGGCAGCCCCGGCAGTGGCAAGAGTACTGTGAGAAGAATCCTATTTGGAGGCCTGGGCTTCAAAACTGTGGATGCTGATGAAATCCGTGCTGCCTGGATCAAGCTGGGCAGAGAAGGTGACTATCAGAAATATGGTGAGATTGTTCGCAAACAACGCCAGAGTTACATGGATCAAAGACTGGGCTTAATTTGGGACACCACTGCCTGGTGGTTGTCCAGCATCAAGGAAACCACTCATCAGCTACAGGACATGGGTTATGATGTGGGCATGGTGCATGTGTGGACACCCTTGGATGTGGCCATGAACAGAGTAGCCAGCAGAGCTCATCTCACTGGGCGCGAAGTTCCCGAAGAGGAAATAACCAAACGCTATCAGGCTCTCAAAGATAACACCAAACACTATGTGGAAATGTTTGGTGATCATTATTGGTTTGTGGATAACAGTGGTGAACAACCCAAGCTGGACAGAATACAAAGAAGTGTGCTGCGTTGGATTAAATCTCCGCCCAGCTCTCCCATTGCACAACAATGGATGGCTAGTCAAAAACTTGTTGGTCAACCACCCAAATAATCACTACCAAGGGTTTGGATCGTTGCCTTCCAGGTAGCGATCAATAATATATTGTTTCCATTGATCCAATCTCAGGGCCCAATATTCGCCATTGATGAGAATTTCTCTGCCATCTATCATGGCATTTTCCAGATCGTCTGATCTGGGTTCCAGGTGGTTCATGATAGCCTCATCTGAGAGCAAATCCTCTTTGGTTTTGTTGAACTCATCTGGTAATTTTAGAGGATTGCCATCGTTGAAATTGTTCTGGATTTCCCAAAACACATCATCATCATAATTGTACCCACTGATTTCCTTGCCCAGGGGAGTATCTCGCCATTCCGGCACATTATCCATCAACCAATTTCTCAATGAGATCATGAAATTGTCCTGCCAGCCAGCACCCACAAGTGAATCATAACTGCTGAGTATCAAATCCCCGACATTTGTGGTGAGCACATGAACTCCATTCTTGGGAAAAATACAATATATGTGGCTACCATAATTACTGGCAAAATCACGACTGGTGGTGGTGAAAATGCTGTTGCTTCTCAGTGCTTGGAAGCCATGGTTTCTCAGAGCTTGATCCAGTCTGTTGCTGATCTCTGTTCTGCTGTCCTTGGGTGCTCTGTCTTCTCTGCTGCGACCTTCAAAAACACTCACATCTGTTCTCAACCCTCTGTACAACATTTTGCCAGTGACTTTCATCACAGGCAGGAAGTCACTGCACTCTCTGTCCAGAATGGCAAACATTCTGGTCATACCGTTGTCAGGACGCAGTTGCATGCGTTGCAAATAGGACACCTTGAGATCAATGCGTTTCTTGAGTTTTTCCAGACTGTCCTGTAATTGTTGATCTTTCTGGAACATGCTGCTCAAACTTTCGCTGGATGCCAAACTGTCCAGCAGTTGATCAATTTTATTCTGGATGTCTTGTGCTCTGCGTAGAGATAGATCATCTCTGATTTTTTTCTCGCCAGGCTGCAGGAGAGAGGAGTTTTCCAAAAGATCCCATAATTTCATTTTAAATTGCACCGCATGTTTGAATTATTTATTTGGATTGAGTTCATTCAATCTTGGTTATAGATAAATGATTGTTCCAAAAACGTATTCCAAAGATCATACCTGAATGCCCAATATTCACCTCTGATGCGACACGTTTTGGAGGAAACAGTAAATTGATGGGCACTCAGTTGCTGTGGGTCAAAGGTGTTTATTATGGCCTGATCATTAATAAAATCAGTCAGGCTCTTGTCGAATTGTGGAGGGATCTTCCAACGATTACCTCTATAGGAGAATTCCATTTTCAATTGGTGAAAAATTTCTAGATAATTCTGTGCTTTGACAGCATTTCCTAGATCGTTATATCCTGATTCAGGGGTGTGGGATTTGACCCAAATTTTCAAGTCAAGAACGAATTCATCCAATTCTGACCGATCTGCAAAATTTCCCATAGTCAAGGGGAGATTGTTGTATTGGAGTATTTGGAATCCATTTTTGGGAAAAATCACATAAGTGATGCCCCCAGCCCTCCTTGGATCCCACTGGTCTGTGGTGACCCACATGCTGTTGGTGAGGAAAGCAGTGTAACCTGAATTCTTGAGAGCTTGATCAAATGTTTGTGTGATTTCTGGAAAGTTAATTTTATCTGGTACAAGGTATTCCGCTTCTGGCTGCGCATGTGCGTCAAACACTGAATCTTGTTGTTGGATACTGGTATACAGTAGACGGTGGTTTTCCTTGATCAAATTGATCCACTCACTGCATTCCTGTTGCAGTATGGGTATGATTTTCTTTTGGCCCTGAGTGGGCTTATCACCCATTTTATGCAGGTAGGAAATTTTCAAATTGATTCGATTGATTAGTTTTTCCAACGCTGTTTGAAGTGCAGTGTCTTGTTGAAATCTGTCCTTGAGAATTACACTATCGTTAAATGCCTTGTTCAATTTACGTATTTTATCCAGTATTGCAGTCAAATCTCTAGTGGTGATGTCAGTTCTGGTGCGTTTTGCACCAGGTGGCATTGGTTGATCGAACGATTGTTCAAATAGATCTAGTAATTTCATTGGCATCAATTCCAATAACTGTTTGGTGTATTTAGATGGCGAAAGCGATGATTTGCATCATCGCTTTTGACACCAACATTGAGGGAGGGATCATGGGCTTAATTTGGGCCACCTCCTTATCATGTTATCTGGATCCCTCTCCCAATTTTCAGCTTATGCCCAGGGATCCAATATGGCTTTTTTTCGCAACCAACGAATTCTGGCTTCAGCTTTTTTGCGGCGGCGCTTGGTGGTGGGCTTTTCATAAAACCTACGCTTGCGCAACTCTTTGGTAATACCTTCCTGATTCATTAGCCTCTTGAGGCGGCTCAATGCACCTTCCAGGTTACCATTCATAACTCTAACAAAAAGTCCCTTTTTGTTAAAAGTATATTGATCGTCCATGTTGTATTACCTTCTACTGAACAAACATAGTGTAGAGGATTAGGATGATTACGTCAAAATTATTAGCTGATTTTGTTTTCCAACATGCCCATGTAGGCATCATAATTGTGCCCTGGCCAGGTGTGAAATCCATTCTTGGGAGTGGTTCTAAACTGATCCCAGAATCCACTGCCCATGATGTGAGCATTGAACATTTCCATGACATTTTGTTCAGTGTCATTGAGGTGATTCATGCTATGATTGATTTCCTTCACCATTTCAATGCCTGGTTCTCCACCATATGTGGCATTGGCTGGCAGTCTCTGCCTGCGTGGCTTCTTGCCGCGATAGAGACTTTCTATGTCGCCGCCTTTGAATATGTCAGTTTTGTACCAGTTGGGCTTGCCACCAGCATCCTGCACATATTCAATCACCACTGTGTCAATCATGCCAGCCCATTTGGGTTGATTGAGTATGGATTTCATGTTGCCCCACACATCCTGATCAAAACCATTTATGTAGAGCACATTGCCTTGCCCGTGACCCACACCTGTGCGCCACTTGGCACCCTTGTCCCAGACAATTCTCAGGATGCCTTGCTTGTAGGCTTCCCAGAGTGCTCTCACAGGTTTGTTTTGAATATAGTCAGGCAATCCCAACTGATGCTGATGCTTCACCAGCCAGTCTCTGTGATTGCGTTCGGGTGTGATATCCACCAGCTTGTGGTTGATATAAAAATAGGCGTCGCCCAGTTCTGCTGGGCGAGCGCCTGATTGTTTAGCTTCTAGTAATTCCAAGATCTTCATAGAGTTATTTATTGGCTCTATGAGGGAAATTCCTACTTGCTGTTCACTGCGATGGCTGTGACACTGTTGAAGGGGCTGCCATCAAGCAGCTTGGTGCTCCACACAAGGTAGACCTGGTATAAATAGTTTATTACATGTGTAATAGACAAGACAAAGGAGAGGAGACATATGTTCCTGCAGAACAAATATACTAAATGGTATTTCAATATTGTGAATAATGCTCAAGGTCGCAATAGATCAGATCTTGCATTGCCCATGGAACGACATCACATTATACCAGATTGTATGCATCTGAATAGAAGACGCCACGGACCACCAGGGACTGTTCGGGGAAATCCAAATAACCCCAACAATTTAGTTTATCTAACCATTAAAGAACACTTCTTATGCCACTGGCTATTGACTAAAATGGTTGATTCACAATATCTCAGACCGATGCATTATGCACTCCATAGGATGACATTTTGTCGTAGATCTAATACCAGGCTCATTGCAGGCTGGCAGGTCTGTAAAGCTAGAACGGCGATTCTTGCAGCAACAGTTGGACGCTCTCTATCAGAGGAAACAAAAAAGAAGATTAGCGCCTCCAAGATTGGTAAACGCAAAGGTCTTAAGCAATCACCAGATCATGTTCAAAAAAGAGCTAACTCTCTTAAAGGAAAGGCTAAATCAGCAGAACATAAATCGAATATATCTCAATCGAAAATGGGCAAGACATCATATATTCGAACAGATGAGACCAAGGAAAAAAATAGGAAATCCAGGATTGGAGCGGCAAAAGATTACAAATGGTGGAATGACGGAACTAAATCTACCTTATGTCCCGTTTGTCCAGGAGATGGGTGGAGTCAAGGACGATTTAAGGCGATTTCAAAGGAACTGCGGTTACCGAATTAAATGGACTCCCATCTATCAGCTTGGTAGACCAGACCAAATACACTAACGATTTGCGGTCAGGGTCCCAAAACCTGCTCACTCTCATGGTTTTGAACAAGAAGCTGGTTTTCTCTGTGAAGATCACTTCACCCTTGCGGCTGCGATCAATTTCACCTTTGATCTTGATCTCACCAGTTGCACGGCAGGCAATACTGAAGCGGCTGGGATCTTCAGCAATGCCCAGTGCACCTGTGATGCCACCAGTTTCTGCACGGCTGATATAACAACTGACTCCATCCACCTTGGGATCGTCAAACCGTTCCACAACCACCCTATCACCACTGCCCAGTATGCGCCAGGTGGTGGTTACTTCACCCACTTGCGTTTGGGCCAAGGCTGTGGTTGCAGCACACGCCAGAGCTGCAATAGCCAAAAACATGTTTTTCATGTGAGATGCTTTCTTACTTGACCACAGGCATCAGCAGCGCCTGGATGCTGTTGCCCTGCATGTTGGGCTCACGTTCCAGCTTGTGTTCACCCACAGCAGCCAGGAAGCGATTCATCACTTCCACACCCAGTTCACGATAGGCCATTTCTCTACCGCGAAACTTGATTACAACCTTGACCTTGCAACTGTCATCCAGGAAGCTGCGTGCATTGCGAGCCTTGATCTCAATATCATGCTCGTCAGTGACAGGTCGCAGTTGCACTTCCTTGATGTGAATTTCATTCTCTCGGTTCTTGCGAGCACGTTCCTTGGCTGCCTTCTTCTGCTCATACAGATACTTGTTGAGGTCCACAATCTTGGCAATCATGGGCTGCGCCTCAGTGTTGATTGCCACAAGATCCATGCCTTCCAGCCTGGCTCTGTTGAGCGCGTCATGTGTTGCCACAACACCCAAGTTGCTGCCATCCTGTAGGATCAGGCGCACCTGAGGTGAGCGAATGCGTTCGTTAGCCAGAGTCTGTTCTAGTGCCATGGTAGATGGTTGGTCCTTTTTGTTTCGAATATGATTACTATATGGTATTTTCGCCATCAGTCAACCACTTTTTCTGGATCTTTTTGTTCAATCACAGTGCTTTTGTTTACAATCAATTTTTTCACTTGTTCCTGTTTGAGTTGGGGGATTAGATATTGGCTGTTGATGAGAATGCGCTCAATCACCCTACGCAGTCCTCGCGCACCAGTTCTGGTGCGGGTAACCTGACTGGCAATCTGATCCAGAGCCTCGTCTTCAAAAACCAGTTCAATGTTTTCCAGTTGAAACAGCTTTTGAAATTGCTTGGTAATGGCATTCTTGGGTTCCACCAAGATCCTTTTGAGAGTGGACTGATTGAGATCTTCAAAGGGCAGGATAACTGGGATACGACCAATCAATTCTGGAATCATGCCATAGGCAATCAGGTCTTCTGTTTCCACCTGCTGCACCAGTTGAAAACTCTTTTGTGCATCAGGAATCTTGAGATCACTGTTGAAGCCCATGCTGGTGGATTGATCTTCCAAACGGGCTTCAATCACCTTGTTGAGTCCTTCAAAGGCACCACCCAGAATAAACAGGATGTTACGAGTGTTCATGCTGACAAATTCACCATTGGGATTTTTTCTGCCACCAGCAGGCTGAAATTTAACGTCACTGCCTTCAATAATCTTGAGTAATGCCTGTTGCACTCCTTCACCGCTGACATCTCGGGTGGTGCTGACATTCTCGCCACTCTTGCGACCAATCTTGTCAATTTCATCCACAAAGATGATGCCCTTTTGAGCTTTTTCCAGATCATTTTCTGCTGCCTGAAACAGTCTGGTGAGACATTCTTCTGGATCCAGGCCCACATAACCAGTTTGGCTCAAACTGGTGGCGTCCACCACAGCAAAAGGCACATTGAGGATCTGGGCCAGAGTATTCACCATGTGAGACTTGCCCACACCACTGCTGCCAATCATGAGAATGTTGCTTTTGTCTATGGTTACACCATCCACCACTGGATGAGCCAGTCTCTTGAGATGGTTGTAGATGGCCACACCCAGGGTTTTTTTGGCCAGTGTTTGCCCAATCACGTGTTCATTTAGGTAATCTACAATCACTGGTGGGGTTAGATTAATGTCTGACTGTGTGTGATCAGCAGCCTCTTCTGGAGGATGAATCACCTGACCACACAGATCAATGCACTCATTACAAATGAATGCACCATTGCCACTCACAAGAGTTTTCACTTGTGTTTGGTTTTTGTTACAAAAACTACAGGAGTGAATCATCTTGATGTTGGCTGTCATGATTGTTCTCCAACTACATGTTGTTTGACCAACTGTAGCAGCATGTGTTCAAAAATCATGCTGCTTTGATTATACAAGGGAATCTGGGCAAATTCTGCCAGGCTGTTGATGGTTTCATCACTGCCCACATGAACATATCTCAAACAGTGTGTGATGCTGCTGACAAGAGCAATATTGAATGCGTCTTGTGCATGAGCAATCACTGCATTCATATGAAAGTGATTGATCCAGATCCAATCCACCTGTTCCTTGGTATAGGGCGGTGGTTCCACCACCATGTAAAATGCCCAGTCTGTGGTAGGATATAGATCCTGTACCAGAGAGATGTAGTCCTGAGCCTGTGATTCACTGTGGGCCAACAGCATAACTTTCACTGTGTTGGCAGGAGGTAACCACACACTGGGATATGTAACCAGGTGACCATATGTCATCTGACTCTTGTCAAAACTCATTGTATCGCTAACCCCTCGTTGTTTGTACTAGAGTTTACTTGTTCAATGAGTTCTGTCAAAGCTTATTTCAACAACAGTGGAGTGACAGTGATGTTGGGTTCCACATTGGCCACAACCGCATCCAATTTTTCAGCCAGAACGGGCAAAATCTGGGTGGGGTTGACTCTTACACACTTGTCACCAAAATTTGTGATTGTGGGATCAAAGATTTCCTGATTGCCACTATAATCTTCTGTCAATGCTCTGGCAATCAATCTCTTGATGCAGTCTGCACCCAACAAATAGTCTCCGGGACTGGTTTCATCTTCTGTGCTGAGGTAGTTGGCGCGATCATAGGCTACTGTGAAACTCAGTGTATCCAGGGGACTTGTACCATCAATTGTACCATCTTTGTCAAACGTGCCCAGATACACAGGACTGATCAGCTCTCCCAGCTTGTTGACGATGCCATCCCATCTCATGTTGGCACGTTCTTTGTCAATGCTTTCAGCATAGGTGAGAGGTGTGCCACCATGATTGCCAGTGAGAAATCCAATGTCAGAGATCAAACCAGTGTCACCATTCTGCAATACCCAGGGTTGTCCCACAGCACTGCACAGTTGCAGAGTTTGATTGGGCACAGTGCCATCCCCCACTACATATGCAACAACCTGATGTGCCCAGGTGAGGCTGTTGATGTCTGCTGCACAGCTAGCAGCAGTTGTACTGCTCCAAGTGACTTCGACTCCGTTGATGAGAATGTCCTCTGCAGCAACTGGTGCTGTAAATCCAGTGCCAGTTTCACAAGGCCAATCTCTGTAAACACTTTCAGTCAATCCCAGCTCGGCCAAACCACCTGATCCTTCTTTCAACCAAATGTTACTGCCTTCATAACCCACCCAATTGCGCAGTGTGATGCAGGTGCTGATCACTGTGTTGTCAGCATACACACCAGTCTGTGGTGTCAGTGCATTGATGTCACTAATGGCATCAGCAAGAGCAGCGCCACTGAATGCCACCAACACATCATTTATGTAAAGTGTTTTGAATAGTGTGAGGACAGGAGTGTCCACAGTTCCTGTGATCAAAACTGTTCTGTTGTATTTCTCAGCAGTGGTGTTGTCAATTGCGCCAGCATCTGTGGCATCTGTTGCCGCTGTCCAGTTTGCTGGTGCAGTCATGTCAATTTCCACTCTGTAATAACGTGGAGTAAGGGTTGCTGTTACCATCTCTTTCCTTGAGCCTGTTGGGATATGTTTGTTGAATATTTAGCTCATGGAAAGAGATTTTTGCTAGATCATCTATTCACACACAAAAGTCTGCAGATCAGTGGTGTAAATCACCCTGGGAATAGAAAAATCCAGGATACACTTCTGGCATCCCTTGCAGGGACGACTCATGCCCAGAACCCAGCTCTTGCTGGTTTCACTGGGCCTCTTGATGCGCAACACATAAAGAGTGCTCTTGGCAAGGTCCTGAGGCACACGCCTCTTGAGAAAGTTGTAGATGGCATGGGTTTCTGCATGCCAAAACAGGCTGTCATTGTTTTTCCCAAATTTATGCTGAAAAGGATGGGATCTCAGACTGTTGTTGCCAAAACTGATAATGTTTCCTCGAATGGCCACAGCAGCAGCCAGCCTGGCATTGGCTACAGGTGTGACATCTTCTGCCATTGTGTGCAGAATATTCATGATCTTAATGTCTCGATCAGTTACCGGCGCTACCGGCGCGATCGCTGCGGGATCCATGTGGATTTTGTCTCCGAAATGCTTTTATACAAGCATGATACTGGTGATTTGTGTGATGTCAACAGGATTTATCCTGTTGACACTGTCAACTAACACATGTTCGCAGCTGAGAGTTTATTCCCAGCCTTCGAATAAATTTTCATCCCATTCGCGATGCCCTTCACGGAAAGCCATGTTTGATTGAGTTTCCCTCACTTCCACTCTGAAGGCTAAATAAGGTGTCCTTCGCGGTTCTCCCAAACCCAAGGACTCTATTAGTAAGAAGGAACCAACAGCATGAATATTTACGCAGATAATCTGCCTTACACCTACTTCCTTATGTGGAAGTCTAGCAAATTAAAATATTATGGTTGCCAATATGGCAAGAAGGCTAACCCACAGAATATTCTATCAGGAACCTACCGAACCTCTTCAAAATATGTCAAACAGTATTGGAATGATTTTGGCGCTCCAGATATAATCGTTATTCACAGAACGTTTCAATCATCTAAAGAATGTAGAGAGTTTGAACAATTATATCTAAAAAGAGTAAGAGCACCCTATAAAGAAGATTGGCTCAACAAGACAGATAACAAAGCTATAGTAACAGAAAACTATAACCCAGAATCTTGGCAGAAAAGCCATGCTAGTCGAGCAAGACATAGACAAGAAGATCCTGAATTCAATAAACTTATGAACGATAGGTTCGTTAAAATGATGCATAGTGAGAGTGCGACCGCCAAGCGTAAGGAAACATTTATCAAAACACAGCACTCTAAAGGAGCCAACAATCCTAGATATGGAGTTACAGTAGGCGAAGATACACGTAAGAAGATGTCTATCAAGCGAAAGTCTCAATATGAATTCAATGTTTTAAGATCAAAAGATCTCAATAAGACTAATAAAGTCTGTGAACATTGTGGTAAATCAGGACTCAATGCAGGGAACTATAAAAGATGGCATGGATCTAAATGCCCTAAAAAACCAACATGTGTCTGATTGTTTAGGGGGTAGTATTACTACCCCCTAAACAAATTATGAGAATAAATCCTCGTTATCCTCTCTATGGCCTACTCTCATAGCCATATTTGCATCAGTCTCGCGAACTTGAACCATGCTGCACCAAATTCTTTCGGCTTCTGCTGCACCATATTGAGGCAAGAACACTCCATTTATATATTTGTATAGGAAATCAGCAATCCCCTCACAACCAGTGCGCTCAACTTCTGTAATTTTGGCTAGCCCTAATTCTCCTAGCTTTTTCATGTCTTCGTAGTGAGGATCATCAAAAGCCAATAAGAGAGTATGATCGAACCATTCCTCGAGTTTGTCCTTCAAAGGGCGAAGTCCACCAAAATCCATGCACCAGTTACGTGCATCCAATGTATCGCATTCAAATTCCAAATGAAAGCTGAGGGAATAACCATGTATAAAACGACAGAGGCTATCTGCCCGCCATTGACGATACGCTACTGGTCCAATTTGTCTATAAGTTTTTGTGCTAATCCATTTCGCCATCTCTTGTCCCCTGTTGTATGAGCGAGTTTGATGACTGTGCAGAATTTTTAGAGTGGGTTGATTACAGTCATAGTCCACTGGCAATATTTACAACTATACCCATCAATCATCCTGTTAGTCAAGGCTTTCCTGCAATTTCCAATAAACAATAGCATCCAACAATTGCTCAATATCCCCCACATAATCCCATTCCATCAAGGATATCTTGCCCCAATTAGCATCCTGAGCTTGCCAATTAAGATTAGGCGTGTTCCAATGAATGATTTCTCTCAACTCTAGGAAATAATCATTGTGAGACAGTTGACGACTATCATAGGTAACCCCATACCTGAATACCTTGCCAAACATTTGTGTTTTTTCTCTGGATCAGTGCTGATACGTTCTCAGGTGTAGGTGATATCCCAGCCAGGAACCTTGTAAACCAGGGTGTTGTACCTGGGGCTGCCCCACATCCAATCTTGGTTCACTCTATGTTTGCTTTTTGTAATCAGGCTGCACATGACCCTAACATCATCCAGGTTCAACATTTCCGCTCTCCATTTGACATTCATGTTGCGGTGCAGCATAAATACTCACACACATTCAACAAGGAGGTACTCAATGAATCAACAGTTTTATCAAAACATGACTGATTATGTTACAGCAATCAACCGTGTCAACATGGAGGCTGCTGCACAAACAGTCAAGGCCACACAGGAATTTGCACTGGAGGCTTGGAAACTGCATCCACTACATGATGTTTTTGAATCCAACACCAGCAAAAAGACATCCAAGTGACCCCAATCAGGGTGTATGAAATAATCATACACCCTGATTGTTTTTGTGCATGTGAGCATTTAGCCTTCACGCGGAATCCGCGCCAGCTTGTTGCGCGGTAGTTCACTATAATACGCACATGACTTTCCATATTAGCTGGTTCTTTCTACCAGTGGATACACAACCAGATGGGGCTTGTTCTTTTTGCGAGCATAATCATAGGTGTACCACGTTCCACCATGTTTTTGAGGAGACATTTGAAATGGCACAACCAACAGGAAATCAGTTTCGTCCACAATGTTCCTGTTCCTGGCAAAATATTTCAAGGGTTCTCTGGTCTGGTCACTATCAAACCAACCTCTCAGTTCATCTTTCACAGGAGGATGACATACAATCTCAATGCCCAGACTGAGGGCCAGTGCTGCCACCTCTACATCCACACCCCTACAATCACCATGGTGTAGCTCTGTTATGCCTGGTGTGGTCAAAAAATCCCACACCAGTTGAGTTTGATGGTCAGTCATGCCACTGCGCGCCCCTGTGACTCCCACCTTCATGGTATGGTCTTTTCAGCTAGTTGTTGTTCTCGCCACTCCTTAGCTTCTTGATCAGCGTCCTCATCAGAGAACCATCTGTTGACATCATAGTTCCAATGCCGGCAATCGTAGAGCTGCATCATGAACATATAGCCCAACACGTTGATTTCCAGTCGGGGGCCTTGATGATCACTACCCCACCATCTGAGATCCAATGCCACCTCAAAAATATCACTAGACTCAAATTTGCTGATCTGAAGCTCAAAGCTTTTGTTCTTACTCACCTGGCGGTCAATAAAGGCATAATCCTTGTTCTCAAAATCTTCATTGGGTTTGAACCAGGGGTTGGAAAGTTGTAAACGGAAATTGATCATCAGGCATTTTCTTTCAGGTGGGTTCTATATTTGACCCCAAACAACACTGTGTCCTTGAGGGGTGGCATTCGGGCCTGGCCTCGCTGTTCTCTGTGAGAATCCAACCACCCTGAGTTGGTAGGCATAGGTGGCCAACTTCCGGTATTCTGGGCAACTCTTGCCAATCTCAGGGTGTTGTTGAGATGACTGGCAGCATATGTTTTGCCCTTGAAGGGTCCTTCAAGAGCATAGTCATAATCCCAACTAGGTTGACTACCCATGCTGTGTCACCACCACCCCTGTCTGTGAATGTTACAATTTCTAGGGAAATCTCTTAGAGATTTCCTTTAACGATTCTAAACAATGTCTTATTCCCTGTTGGCTTGTCAATGCCATTCAATACTATGTGCCTCACTATAACTGAGCACTTCCCATTTGTCAAGCATGGCTACCATCACACTCTGGGGTACAGGTGTTGATCTCTTGGCGTTGCGAGCAATACATTCCTGCCAGGGTGTGCCCAACACACAGATGGTGACGTGTGCGTCATAATACCTGCATAGTTGTATGATCTTTTGACGTGCCAATCTAGCTACAGATCAGCCAGGCTGGTAGAGGTCACCAAAAATCTTGGCAAGTGCCTCATGATCCCCATACGTGCTGAATTGCCCCAAGCGGACGCTGCCCTTGTAGTCCCAGATGCCGCACAGCTTGCCATCAACCTCAAAGCCCCAGCTATACTTGACCTTATCAGGATCATCCTGGATATTGCTCTTGAATCCCAGGATACGGGTGATTTCGGCAGCCTTGATGTCATTCAGTGTACCAGTGCGGTGGCTGCCAGCCTTGTTCACAGGCTTGATCACTAGCGCAAGTGACTTGCCATGGAGATCCACACCCAGCAGTTCATGCACCAGCTGCCACTTGCCAGCATCATCACCCCAGGTGGCCTGCACCATCCAGCGACCATAATGCCAGATATAATAGTATTCTACACCACATTGAATGGACAGGAAGTCTTCAACACTCTGGCTGTGTATGGCGTCCATGTCATCTTCACCACGGTCTCGACCATAAGCCAGGCACATGTGTCCATATGTGCGTTCGTAGGCCGTATAGCTCCCTGGGGAATCCAGTTTGTCAAAAGGATAAGGATGACGCTCACCAATTTCAGCGCCAATGCTGGAGAGATTGCCCAATGTAATCATTGTACGGATCTTGGCCTCATCCTGGTAATTCTCCAGCAAGATACGGCCATTATATTCCGGACTGCCGTCCATGTGCACATAAATGCTGTCCACGCTGTCATCAGCGTTGCGAATACCAATGCGGCTGCGAGTTCCCATTTAATCTGTCCTCTTGTTCATATGCTCATGATAGCATAAGATCCCAGTTTGTCAACCAGTTTTTTCAATCCATTTTGCCCCAGGTAACCTTGGACACTCCAAAAAGGATCATCTCTACACACATGCTCTTGTAGATGGCTTGGGCCACTGCTTTGGTGACACATTCACGGCGCACGGTTCCACCACCGTCCAGGAACTCAATCTGGTAAAAATATTCACCCTTGGTCACAGCATGCTTCTCCGCTGTTATGTTGAGTCATAATAGCATTAGATCCCAGTTTGTCAACCAGTTTTTTTACAAAGTTTGCGCACTGTGTCCACCAACAGTGGATGTTCTTGCTCCAAAACTCTTGCTGCAAGGGTGTTGGGTGTATCATGTTCCCAAATGGGAACTCTTGCCTGTGCTAGGATCTCACCAGCATCCAGCTCTGCTGTGACCCAGTGTATGGTGCATCCATGTTCCTGATCGCCTGCCGCCAGTGCTCTCTCATGTGTGTGCAATCCAGGATACAGGGGCAACAAGCTAGGGTGTATGTTGATGATCCTGTTTTGCCACTGATTTACAAAATCTGCTGTGAGGATTCTCATGTATCCTGCCAGCACCACAAATTCCACCTGGTGCATGAGCAATGCCTTGTGAATGTGCTGTTCCTGTATATGTCTACGGCCCTTGTAGTTCTTGTCATCAAAAACCAACACTGGAATGTTGAGATTCTCAGCTATTTTCAAACCAGCAGCATCTGCACAGTTGCTGATCACCACAACTGTTTGGGTGGGATAGCTACTATCCTGTTCAGCTTGTAGCAGTGCTTGCATGTTGCTGCCTCTGCCACTGATAAAAATTGCTGTGCGTGTTTTGTTCATGGTTGGTTCTCAGGGTTCATGCAGGCAGCCAGGAAACTCACAAACACAGGATGTGGTTGCCAGCATCTGCTTTTGTATTCAGGATGGAACTGCACACCCACAAACCAGGGATGTTGTTGATGTTCAATCACCTCTGGCAATTGTTCTTGTGTGCTTACAGCAGAGATTTCACATTTTTGTTTTTCCAACATGCTGCGGATTCTGGGAGTGACTATCACCTCATATCTGTGCCTGTGTCTCTCTTGTATCTCATTGCCATGATATATTTTGCTGATGAGACTGTTGTCTATCAGTTGCGCTGTTCTGTTGCCCAGCCTCATGGTTGCGCCCATGCTGTCACCAGCGTTGGGCAAAATGTCCACCACAGCTGGTTCGCATGCACCAAATTCAGTGCTGCCTGCACTCATGCAACCTGCACTGCGAATCACATCTATCACAGCCAATTGCATGCCCAAACAGATGCCCAGGAAAGGCACCTGGTGTTCTCTGGCATATCTGATGGCCTGTAATTTGCCTGGTATGCCTCTGGCACCAAATCCACCAGGCACCAGCACACCATCACATTCATTCAATTGCTGCTGTAGAGGATCAGCATCCTGGTCACTGTTGATCCATGCAATCTCCAACTGTTGATGATTTTTCAGCGCAGCATGGTGTAATGCTTGTGTTAGGCTTTTGTAACTGTCCGGCAAGCTGACATATTTGCCCACAATGCCTATCTTGACTTTGCACTGAGTTTGCTGACATCTCAACCAATCTTGTTGTATGTTGTACCAGCGATTGAGGTTGGGTGGCAAATAATCAATGCCAAAATGCCTGAGCACAGCCTCATCCATGCCCTCCACATGATATCTCAAGGGCACGGTGTTGATGTTCTCAACATTGGGGGCAGTGATGATCATGTGTGAGGGCACATTACAAAACAAGCTGATCTTGTTTTTGATGCTGATGTCCAGATCCCGTTCTGTTCTGCACACCAGCATGTGTGGACTGATGCCCAGCCCCAACAATTCCCTCACACTGTGTTGAGTGGGCTTGGTTTTGAGCTCCTGAGCTGCATCAATCCAGGGCAACAGGGTCACATGCACAAACATTATCTCTCGTGCACCGCGCTCCATGTACAACTGCCTCATGGCTTCCAAAAAGGGCAGGCTTTCAATGTCGCCCACTGTGCCACCTGTTTCCACAATCACAAAATCTTCATCTTGTGTGTTGTGCTGAATACGATGTTTGATCTCATCTGTTATGTGCGGAATCACCTGCACTGTGGCACCCAGGTAGTCACCTGCACGTTCTTGGGCAATCACAGTCTGATAAATGCTGCCTGCTGTGATGGCATCATCCTGGGTGGCATTTACACCTGTGAATCTCTCATAGTGGCCTAGATCCAGGTCAGTTTCTGCACCATCTTCGGTGACAAACACTTCTCCATGTTGTAGAGGGCTCATGGTGCCAGGATCCACGTTGAGATAGGGATCCATCTTTCTGATTCTCACCTGATAACCATGTGCCTGCAACAGTGCGCCCATGCTGGCTGCCACAATGCCTTTGCCCAGGCTGCTCACCACTCCACCTGTGATAAAAATAAATCTGGTCATTTTGTCACCACCTCTCCCAGGTGTATCACAGTTTCGCCCTGGGCAATCAGCTGATCTTTCACAGAAGCCACATCTAGGGGATCCACCACCAGCACCAGCCCCACGCCACAGTTGAACACCTCATATAATTCATCAGTGCTGATGTTGCCCTGACGTTGAATCCAATAAAAAGGTGCTGGAATTTTCACAGCCATGCGTGCATCAAGATTGTCAGGTATGATTCTCATCACGTTGTTGTATATGCCGCCACCTGTGATGTGTGCCACACCCTTGATGAGATCCTGTTTCACCAAGGGGAGCACTGTCTTGGTGTAGATTCTCGTGGGCTTCATGAGAGCATCTGCCAGAGTCTCATGAG